TCTAAGTCATGGATAAAGGATCGTGGTGTGGGTATGAACCACCTGTTTGGCCCAGAGTTTAATGCTGGTACAGGTAAGCGTATCTATATTACTGAGGGTGAGTTTGATGCTGCATCACTGTATCAGATACTTGGTAAGACATTCCCTGTTAAGTCTTTACCTTCCTCATCCATTGGCGAGAAGTTTATCAAGAACAATATGAAGTACCTGTCTTCTTTTAGAGAGGTTGTGTATGCTGGTGAGCTTGATGATCCGGGACGTAGGGCAGCTAACAAATTGTATCAGGCATTTCCTGAGAAGTTTTACTTCGTACCTATGACAGAGTTCAAAGATGCTAATGAGTTCCTTGAGAAGGGTAAGGGTACTAGCCTAATGTGGGCGGCTAAGTCACCTCAACGTTACTCACCTGAGAACTTCTTCTGTTCTGCAGATGACTTCACTCATGCACTACGTAACGAAAGCCCTTATGAGTATGTATCTACAGGTCATGCAGGTCTTGATGAAAAGATCAGAGGCATGGTTAAAGGTGGGCTTACCTTTATCAAAGCCCCACGTGGTACAGGTAAGACAGAGGTGATAAGATACTTTGAGACAGGCTTACTAAAAGACCCTGCTATTAAGATAGCATTGCTACACATGGAAGAGATGAAGTCTACTACACTACGTGCTATGGCAACTTATCAACTGGGCTGTAATGTCAGGACTAAAGAAGATGCAGACAATAATAATATAACTCTTGATCAAGTAGAAGAAGCCGCAAAGTCTATAGCAGATGCCAACAATAACAGGACAATCATCTTTGAGATGATGTCACACGATGATCCGCTGAAGCTATTGGATTACACTAGGTTAGCAGTGTCAGCTTACGGTGCTGACTATGTGTTTGTTGATCACGTTCAACGTCTAGCTTACTTATCAAACTCTGGTGTTGATGGTGCTACTAGTACACTTACTACGCTAGGATCACGTATGGCTCAGCTTGCTAAGGAGTTAAACATTGGCGTCATATTTATCTCTCAGGTTAATGATGATGGTAGAACTAAGTATGCCGCATCTCTTGAAGAAGAAGCAATCATCTGTATCAAGATAGAACGTAACGCAGAGAGTGAAGATGAGGTAGAACAGAACACAACTACCTTTATCGTAGATAAGAATAGACCCTTCGCTAAGTTGGGCAATGCTGGTTCAGTTTACTATGACCCAGTGACCACCATACTTAGAGAGGATATGCTTTCAGAGGAGTACAAAGCCGCATGATAGTGTTTGACGTAGAAGCAAACGGCCTCTTCAAAGAGGCTACTAAGATACACTGCCTATCCTATACTAAGGATGGCAAAGTAATTGTATCAACAAGTGACTACGAAGAGATGAGAAATGTCTTACTCAATCAAAAGGTTTTGATAGGTCACAACATAACACGGTATGACATACCACTTCTTAATAAGTTATTGGGTATTAAGATCAAAGCTAAACTGTATGATACCCTTGCAATGTCATGGGTTATTAATACTGATAGGTCTAAGCATGGCTTAGAATCTTTTGGAGAAGATTTTGGTATACCTAAACCTGTAGTGAATGATTGGTCAGGTGAGGATATACAAGTGTATATACATCGCTGTGAAGAAGATGTTAAAATAAACTGGATGCTTTGGTCTAACCTTATACAAAGGTTTATGATGGTGTATAAGGACAAAGAAAACCTAGACAAGTATTTTAGATACCTGTCATTTAAAATGAAGTGTGCATTTACCGCTGAGTTTTTTGGTTGGAAGCTCAACAAAGAACTTGCACAAGATTGTGTAGACAAACTTCTACTGCAACAGAAGGAAAGGATTGATGAGTTAAAGACAGTGATGCCCATGCGTACATTGTTTAGAAAAAAGACTGCGCCAAAGGTAATGCACAAGAAGGACGGTACACTATCTAAGCAAGGTACAGAGTGGCAAGCTTTACTACTTGAGAACATGCATCCCACTAACTATGTCGGAGAAATAGAAATAGTAAAAGGTGTTGAGGAACCTAACCCTAAGTCAAGTGACCAAGTAAAGTCTTGGTTGTTCTCACTTGGTTGGAAGCCCTGTACTTATAGGTATGATAAGGACAAGGATGGTCAAGATAAAAAGATACCACAAGTACGTAAAAATGGGGAACTAACTGAGTCAGTTAAGTTACTTATAGGCAACAGTCCCCATGTAAAAGTTCTTGATGGCTTTACTGTTATACAACATAGACTAGGTATCTTTAAAGGTTTCTTAGACTGTGAGGTTAATGGTTATGTTGAGGCAGGTATTGAAGGTCTTACTAATACACTTAGGTTTAAACATAGAAAACCTTTGTGTAACCTTCCGGGAATTGATAAACCTTGGGGTAAAGAAGTACGAGGCTGCTTAGTATCACCAGATAAAAATTCTGTTTTATGCGGTGCTGATATGACATCACTTGAGGACACAACTAAGAGGCACTACATGCAACCCTATGACCCTAAGTATGTACAAGATATGTCACAAGAGGGATTTGATCCACACCTTGACCTTGCTAGACATGCTGGTGCTGTTACTCAGGATCAGATCAACAAGCATAACTCAGGAGAAGTTTCTCTCAAGTCTTTGCGTAAAAATTATAAGGTAGTAAATTACTCTGCTACCTACGGTGTTGGTGCAGCTAAGTTATCTAGGGAGACAGGCATGACAGTACCAGAAGCGAAGAGACTTCTTGATGCATATTGGGAAAGGAATTGGTCTGTCGCACAGTTTGCAAGCGACAACCTAAAGAGAGTTAAAACAATAGCGGGACAGATGTGGGTACAAAATCCTGTCAGTAAGTTCTGGCACACTCTTAGGTATGAGAAGGATGTATTCTCTACCCTCAATCAATCAACTGGTGCTTATTGTTTTGATAAGTGGATGGCTTACTACCTACAGGATAGCCCCAATATCATTGGTCAGTTCCACGATGAATCAATTAATGTCGTTAAGAAAGGACAAGAAGAAGAACACAAGACACTACTTGTATCAGCAATAGGTAAACTAAATAAGGAGTTGAAGCTCAATGTAGAATTAGGTATTGATGTGCAGTTCGGAAATAAATATTCTGAGATACACTAATAAGGTCTTGCATGTGCTTTTTATTACATGCTACACTTAACATCTTAACATTATAGGAGTTGTCTAACATGGCAAAAATTACAGTAACAGGTTTAGCACAATGGGCTAAAGTATTTGAAGAGAACCGTGACCTCTTGGGTTATCAAGGGCAGTGGGCAGAGACAGACGGACGATGCTCAATTGAAATGGTTGTTGATGAAGATAATGCCAAACGCATTACTGCTTCAGGTTGTATGAGTAAAGGTAAGCCAGACCCAGAAGGTCGGGGTAATATCTTTAAGTTTAATCGTAAGTTCTCTACCCCAAATGATTGGGATGGTGATGCACCTGTAGTCTATAAGGCAGACGGTACTAAGTGGAACTATGAGGCTGATGGTACTATCGGCAATGGTTCAGAGGTTCTTATAGAATTAGATGTCTATAAGAATAAAGGTTATGCCACATACACTACTCGACTAGAGCGTGTGAAGATCATCAACCTTGTTGAGTACAGTGCTGGTGCTGGAGGAGCTAACGATCCATTCACTGCTAATGTAGCATCCTCTGATGCACCTGTGGTTGCTGCTCAGTCTCTTGGTACAGCGGTAGACACTTACGATGACATCCCTTTCTAGTGTAAGGCTTAGTGGTGTAGATATTGTATTTTATCTACACCAAAATTTTATTTAGGAGTTGCAATGAAAAAAATAGCAAACATTTCTAATAAAGAATATCATTCAATGGATGGTATATCTTCTAGTGCTGTTAAGACAGTCTATAAAAAGTCTTTAGCTCACTGGAAAGGGCAGAAGATTGTTCAGTCAGCAGCATTTGCAATGGGTAATGCTGTTCATGCAAACCTATTAGAAGCAGAAAGAAATCTAGTAGTCAAAGGCCCAAAGACTAAAACCACTGCCTCTTTTAAAACTATGAAAGAAGCTTTGACTGAAGATCAAGTCTTACTAACTGAGGTAGAGTTCAATGTGGCCAGTCGTATAACTCAAGGGGCATTAGATAATCCTGTCTGCGCTAAGATTTTGAATGACCCTGACAGGTTAAACGAGATTAGTATTTTTGCAGAAGACCCTATATCAAAACTTATGCTTAAAACAAGACCTGACTTAATGCTTGAGTCTAAAAAAACTGTGTATGATGTAAAGACTACACAAGATGCTAGCCCAAAAGGTTTCTTAAATGAGTGTGTAAAGTACGGTTACTTTTTGCAAGGTGCGCATTACGTTTATACTTGTCAGCTTGCAGGGTATGATGTGAATGAATTTGCATTTATTGCTTGTGAGAAAGCAAACCCTTACCTTTCCCATTTGCATTTGATGGGTCCAGAAGTTATGGCTTGGGCTACTACAGAGCTACACAAAACTCTAGCTGTTATTGCAGAAGCAGAAAAGTATTGGCGATATGATACAGGTTGGGGTGATTATACTGTGATGCAAAAGCCTTCATGGATATAAACAAACACGACTAAAGCAAAAAGGTAGAGGAGTTAATAGATTGAGTAAGCAAGGTAAACAAAAGGGAAGGTTGGGGCAACAAGAGATTAGGGACTGTCTACTAGAGACTTTCCCTGAGCTTGAGCCTGATGATGTTAAGTCTACAATTATGGGAGACACTGGTGCTGATGTACAGTTATCACCTAAAGCACAAAAGATTATACCCATATCTATAGAAGTTAAACGTAGGAAGTCAGGATTAAAAACAGTCTACGGTTGGATGGATCAAGCTACTAACCACAGCAAAGGCCCACCAGTTGTCTTCTATAGATCAGACAGACAACCTTGGTTGGTTGTAGTAAACTTGCAGCATTACTTATCTCTATTGAGAGGATACAAAACTGATGACCTACCACTCAGACCTAAGAAAACCCAACCATAAGATATGGAGTGTCATAGAGGGGCCAATACATTCTAATGACATAGATGAAGACGAAGATGATATGTACATAAACCTATGTAAGGTAGAGATAGATGGTAAGATACAACACATTGAATACTACTTTAAAACTAGGGACGATGCATATGAGATGGTCAAATACTTTCTAACAAGTATTGATCCAATTGAAATTGAGCATGATGATGATTGACATTGCGTTCTTTATGAGTATAACTGGGGACTTTAACTTTGGAGTATGAGCTTAACTTGAGAATAAAGGTAGATAAAAATGCCAACTTCTTAGAGGTAGATATAGATGATCACTCTGAGATACTACAGGAACTAACACTTAACGCTATGTATGACATAGATGATATAACAATTGATCAATGTGAGGTGATTAAACATGACTAAAGTTACAATTGATGAGGCAGAGTATGATACTGATACCTTTGATGAAGAGCAGAATAATTTACTGCATCAGCTACAAAACAATCAAAACGTTTCGGCTCAAGTACAGTACCAATTACATGCCTTACAAGTATTAAAAGATTTACTGTCAAAAAAACTAAGGAAGTTGCTAGATGCTAACGGATGAAAACATAGAAACCTATGACGGATATACAGATTTTGTAGAGGGTAAAATTATTACTGACCCTTCAGACCGCCTAATGGAAAACATCCTTGGTCTTTGTGAAGAAGCAGGGGAGCTTGCGGGTAAGATAAAGAGGATGTACAGAGACAAAGAATTTAATAGAGAGGATATACTTAATGAGTGTGGTGATGTATACTTCTATAATACTTCTATTGCCAGTTACTTTGGCAGCAGTTTAACACAGGTAATTAATATTAATATGAATAAATTAAATGATCGTGAAGCACGTGGTGTTCTTAAAGGAAGTGGAGACAAGCGATGAAAGATAACTATCTACCTACTGACTATCAAACTTTTATTGCAACGAGTCGCTATGCTCGTTGGCTAGAAGATAAGGGACGCAGAGAAACATGGGGTGAAACTGTTGAACGTTATATAGATAACATCATCAGGCCTATACTAAAAGATGCAACCAAAGATATCAACTTAATACGTGATAGCATACTTGGACTTCAAGTTATGCCTTCTATGCGATCAATGATGACAGCTGGTAAAGCTGCACAGCGTGATAACACTTGTATGTATAACTGTAGTTACCTACCTGTTGATGACATGAAATCATTTGATGAAGCTATGTTCGTCTTGTTGTGTGGTACTGGTGTTGGCTTCAGTGTTGAGCGCCAGTTCATCAGTAAGCTTCCAGATGTGCCAAAGCTCTTTGAGAGCGAGACTACTGTAGTCATCAGGGATAGTAAGGAAGGTTGGGCTAAGGGTCTTCGTCAAGTGTTGGCACTCCTGTGGGCTGGTGAAATCCCTAAGTGGGATACAAGTAAGGTTCGTCCTTCTGGTGCAAGACTAAAGACATTTGGAGGTAGAGCTAGTGGCCCTGCACCTTTAATTGATTTGTTTAACTTCGCTGTTACTACATTCAAACAAGCACAACCTCAGTCTGATGGTGGTAAAGGCCGTAAGCTATCTAGTATTGAGTGTCACGATCTTATGTGTAAGATTGGTGAGGTGGTAGTAGTTGGTGGTGTTCGCCGTAGTGCTATGATCTCATTGAGTAATCTATCAGATGATCGTATGCGTCATGCTAAGTCAGGTGCATGGTGGGAGAATGCAGTACATCGTGCATTAGCAAACAACTCTGTGTCGTACACTGAGAAGCCTGACAGTATGGCATTCATGCGTGAGTGGACATCCTTAATGGAGAGTGGCAGTGGTGAACGAGGTATCTTCAATCGTCAAGCCAGTATAAAACAAGCAGGTAAGAATGGTAGGCGTGATACTAATTATGAGTTCGGAACAAATCCATGTTCGGAGATAATTTTGCGACCAAACGAATTTTGTAATTTATCCGAGGTAGTTATACGATCAACTGATAACCTAAAAGACATTGAGGAAAAAGTTCGTATCGCTACCATCTTGGGTACTGTACAAAGTACTTACACTAACTTCCCTTACCTACGTAAGATTTGGCAGACAAACACAGAAGCAGAACGTTTGCTAGGTGTATCTCTTACAGGTATCATGGATAATCCATTGATGACCTTGAGCAACAAGGGACTATCACAAACATTGGAGCATCTAAAACATGTTGCAGTTGCTACTAACGCTGAGTGGGCTGAACGCCTTGGCATCCCTGTGTCTGCTGCTATCAGCTGTGTTAAACCTTCGGGCACAGTATCACAACTGGTTAATTCAAGTAGCGGGATACATGCTCGTCACTCACCCTATTACATTCGTACTGTTCGTGGTGATAATAAAGACCCACTAACACAGTTTATGAAGGATCAGGGTATACCTAGTCAGCCTGATGTAACTAAGCCAGACTCAACCACAGTGTTTAGTTTCCCTATGAAGTCACCTAATGGTGCAATACACACTGCTGACATGTCTGCTATTAAACAGCTAGAGATGTGGTTAGCCTATCAACGATCATGGTGTGAGCATAAGCCATCAGTAACTATCAATGTTAAAAACTGTGAGTGGATTGAAGTAGGTGCGTTTGTTTACAAACACTTTGATGAGATGTCTGGTGTATCTTTCTTACCATTCAATGAGCATACATATCAGCAAGCACCTTATCAGGATTGTTCTAAGACAGACTATAAGACTTTACTATCCTGTATGCCTAAATCAATTAAGTGGGAAATGCTTTCAGAGTATGAGGCGGAAGACAATACCTCTGGTATGCAGACACTAGCATGTAGCGGTGATGTCTGTGAGTTAGTGGATATCGTCTGATGCAATTAGAAATGTTTGAAAATATAAAGGTTCATTTTGAGGGGGGTCTTGAGTGTAATAACTGTGGCGTCACGCAACCAGTAGAAAACTTTCAACATATGCTATCAGGAGAAATCAAAAGAAAGTGTAGAACTTGTGCGAGAAACCAATCAAGTCTGATCAAACACTTGAAGACTATACATACCTACCCAGATGATGATTACGTATGCCCTATATGTACTAGGGATATGGAAGAGATATCTAGGAAGGGACAAAAGAGACTTCAGAATTGGGTGCTTGATCACTGTCACGATACCGAAACCTACAGAGGTTGGGTATGTCATCACTGCAACGTGGGTCTGGGAGCTTTCTCAGACTCATCTAACAGAGTAAGCAATGCCTACGAATACTTAATGAAACATGAAACCAAACTAAATGAAGGAAAATAAAATGGCAGTAAGAAAACATTTTAACAAGTCTTTATATAAAAAATATGATGCTATTGCTAAAGATACTTTGATCTCCTTACTTGAGGTCAAAGGGCATACCATCGTTAACAGTGAGGAAGATTACTACGCTGATGTAGTATCTCAGAAGGATGACTACACCTACTTCAATGAGGCAGAGGTTAAGTCTCAGTGGGTGGGGGACTGGCCTACACATTGGTCAGAGATAAGGATACCAGAAAGGAAGCAAAGACTGTTAGATAAATACGAAGGATCAAATGGGGTGTTAAACTTTTATGTCTTCCGTAATGATATGAAACAAGTGTGGCGTATTAAAGACACATGTCTTACAAAAGAAAGTCTTCGTGAGGCACAGGGTAGACGAATTAAAAAAGGTGAGTTATTCTTTCACATCCCTTACACTAATGCGGAGTTAATTAACTTATGATTAAACCATCAAGAATGCCAGACGAAACTCTTTCAGAGAATTATAATTCTGTTAGTAAACCTTTTCATTATAACACAGGTAACATAGAATGCATAGACTATATTAAACAGGTACTAGGCAATGAAGGTTTCATTGCTTACTGCCAAGGCAATATGATTAAGTATCAACACCGACACAGGTACAAACAAAAACCAGTTGAAGATATGGAGAAAGCAGAATGGTACATGAATAAGATGATGCAAACAATGAAGGAGGTACACAAGTGAATCCCTATGATGAAGGTCAGAAATCATTTAAGTTGGGTAAGTTAGGCAACCCTTACTCTATAAATAGTAACAACAACAGAAGCTGGGAGTATGGATTTAATACTGCATACTTCTCTAACTTAAAAAAAGTAAGTGACAATGAGCAAAGAATTAGAGAACGAAGCAAAAAAGTATACGCAAAAGAAGCGAACACCTAAAACAGTTAAGCCCCTTACTTCTAGGCGGTATCTAGCAGGGCAAGCCCTTGCTGGATTACTACCTAATAGTAGGGGGCTTACTCAGATGTCTGAAATAAAAAGAGCAGCATATGAGTGGGCAGACTATATGTTAGATGATGACTAGTCGTACCTCTGCCTATTTGTATTCATCTTCATATCTTTTTTGAAGTCATACTTAGGTATATAAGCCATGATACGCTGGCGTCTATTGATTTCATCTACAATAGACCCAGCGTTTTCTATATATTCTTTGGAGGTTTTTGCGCCTTCAAATTGATTAGGATAGAACTGTACAATTTTATCTAGGCTTCCATAAGCCCTGTGAAAAATAGCGCCCTGCAATTCATATTGATTTCTAACGTAACCTATTACTTTCTTTTTTGACTCAGGCCTTTGTAATGCGTCATCAAGCGCAGCTGTAACACCTTCTACCTTTTCTCTTACTTCTTCATTAATAAAATTTTCCAGTGCCTGTCTTTTTTTTGTGTAATCGTACCCTAATTCATCGTATGTTCTTCCACCATAAGTTTCCCCATCTAATCTATAAGTAGATTTCCAAGCCTTAAATAAGTTGGGCAGTTTCTGAGATAAAAGATACCTTGCCTGATACTGCACAGAAGGATTAGGTACTTGCTTATCGCCAAACATCTTATAGTCTTGAAGGCCAAGCAGAGTCATCTCTTGCTGAATAAGACTACTAGGCGGCTCCTCAACAGCACCAAAGCTTTTTGTCATGGGGTTCCAAGAGCCTACAGGATTAGTGTTAAATGGTGTATACAATTTAAAATCAAAGCCTTTACTTTTACCCTTAGCCCATGACTGAGTGTAGCTAAACATAGATGTGTCAGCAAAAAATCTTGTAGCTTGATTTTTTAATTGGTTACTACGATAAATATCTTCTAACATATTTCTTTCACCAGCAGTTTCGCTAGGCGATAAGTCTCTAGTGTAAGGGTTGCCAGCAGACTCGTAATTACTTTGACCAGCTAAATCCTTTGCAAAAGTACCGGGGTAAGTAAACGTAGCAACAATATCACCTAGATTTTTTTCTAGTTGGGGTGTTGCAGTCCCTGCCTCTATAGATTTAAATATGTTTGAGACTAATTTTGCTTCAAGTTCAAAAACACCACTACTTAAATCAGGTACACCACCTAATATTTCAAGTGCATTTTCTTTGGTGACTGTTTTATTCATAGGTAGGCCATGCTGCCACCTGTATATTAAATCCCCTAAAAGTAAATTGATGGCCCAAGGCCCAGCCATTCTGGATATATCAACTTCAGTTTTTGTTGTTGCTACAAGTTTATCAAAATCAACTTTACCTTCTTTCTCAACAGCTAATCCATAACCACCCATCGTTAGCATTGCACCAGTTAAAGTTCTGGAAGTTCTGTCTAACATTGTTTTATGTACATCACCACCAACTAGCGTTGTAGTACGTGTGTTTGAAAGACCACCCACTAACTCGTCTAACTTTTCTATGCCACCTGTAATTATACCTATACCACTGTAGTCATGGGCATACTCTAAGTGATTAGCTATGTATCTTGGAAATGGAGTATCCATACCAACAGAAACAAGGAATGGAACCTTATGGTGCATAGACTGCAGTCCTCTTGCGCCATGACCAAAGAGTGACTTATCTTTTTTAAATCCTTTTTGAAAAGTAAACCTTTGAGCAGCATCAATAGCATAGTCCATAACACCCTCTGGTAAATCAGACAGCTTCATGTTAGACCCATCAGGTTTAGTGCGTGTTAAAAATTCTTGTAAGTTTGATCCTAAATTAGGATCATTTAATTCACGAAGCTTACGATCAAGACCTGAGTAAAGTGCAGCCTCTTTAAATACCGAATCGGTAGCAATATTTAATGTATTTAAAATCCTACCTATTTTAGGAAGTAAAGAGTTACTACCACTAACGTCCATTCCCTTTACAGTTTCATAGAATAATTCTCTAAATGCAAGTGGGCTTTCATCTAGCATTAAATCTTTTACTACCCCAGCTTCAGCCCTATTTAAAGACATACCCCTTAGTGTAGAAAGTGTACCACCTATCCAACGCCTTTTAACTGTACCGTCAGGCATTGCTTCACCTTTTGTTACCCTAATAGTATTCTTCCAAAAGTTATCTGATATATCTACAAGAGTATTAAAAGCACCTGTACCTACGTTAGCACTTGTAGTACCAAGTTGAGAAGTCATAAAGGCAATACGAAGACTGTCAACTTGACCAAGAGCTTCTGCTGTTTTACTTCTTCGTGATTTAGTAAGTGCTGCTGTTACCTCACCTCCGACATCAGTAAATACTTCTGCTGCATCTAACCCTGATATTGAGGATATTCCTTCTTGAGCTAGAACCTCTATATTAGTTAAAGCTTTTGAAATCATTGACCCTGTTTGTAAAACTTTACCTGCCCTTGATAAGTCTGATAAAAATATATAAGAGAATTGCTCATTACTTAAATTATATTTTTTCTTTATTGCTACAATATCAGGAGTAATTAAATTACCTCCTTCTATAGCTTCAGCTATAGCTGCAGTAATCCTTTGGTTAGGTTTTAATTTTAATGCTTTCTTCATATCTAAAGATGCAGCTGCAATACCTCTAACAGTCTCAACACTTAGTGTACTTGCAACATATTTGTTAGGTTTACCTGTTAGTAATAAACTTCTTATTGCATCCCCTTGAGCTACAAAATCTGGGTCTAAAGGATCAAGTTTGTTACCTTTTTGTTTAGCTTGTAACATACCAAATATTTCTACTACATCATCTACTGTCTTATTTAAAACAGTAGGGTCAGCAGCTTTGATTGTTGCGTTGGCAGTTTTTAAAGATGCTCGTCTTAATTTTTCACCGTTTCTAACTTGATCAAAAATAATCTCTGACATTTTATTGTTTGATCTAGCTCCCATTAATCCAAATAAAGAACCTATAGAAGCACCAACAGTTCCATCTATCATTGTATCTTTAACTACATCGGCTGGGCCATACTCATAGCCCTCAACAACTTGCCTTCTAGTTTCATTTCTAGCAAGAGAAGAAGCAGCACCTAACGCACCTTCCATTAAAAAAGATTGACCACCAGCGACAACTGCAGACTTAAATAATTTTTTCTGTAGCCCATCTTTTATTATTTTATGTGCTACATTTGACCTCATTTGTTGAGCTATTGTAGCCCTTATAGCTACCTGAGTACCTTTACTTGCCAAGACTGCCCCTGCCTTTGAGGCTACACCAAAGCCAAAAGTTGCAGCAGTAAATATTGTAGAAGGTGAAGTGACAAATGCCCTTAGGTAATCGCCACCTGTTTCCATTGCACTTGTCCCAACCTCTGGGCTATTATCAAATGCAGTAATCAATCTACCAAAGGCTTGTTGACCTAAAGCATATCTTTCATCTCTTCCTCTGGTTTCATCATAGTCACTTATGTAACGCTTTTGAATTGTACCGTCAGCCATTTCTACATCTTCATATCTTTTAGGCACATCTCCGGGATATTGGGGTGTAAATTGACGCCCTTTTTGTTCAGGGTTGGACATGCTAGGGTCAGTTCCATAGTCCCTAAGTACATACAATAAATCTTTTGCTGCCGTTGCTTCATTAAGAGATTGAAATCTCATATGCTCTGCAAAATCATTTGCTAGTTGTGCTGGACCTAACTCATCCATTTCTTCTTGTGTGTAGTTGTACCTACCACCTTGAAAGAAAGCTTTTAAATCATCATTAAAAGTTTCGTCACCAACTAAATCCATAAACGGAGTTTCAGTATTTTCAATATATGATGTCATAGATTATAGACCCTCGCCAAGTGATGGGGGAAGGCTTCTATTTGGTTCAGTGCTTATTAATTCACAGACACCAGCAGCATTACGTACCTGACCCGCTGGACATGGTGGTGAATCTGGCCCAACCGCCCTTATAAAAGGTTGCCACAGTTTACGATCCTCTATATCAGGCTGTAACATTTTACCTTTAAATACACTGGCAAAGTTTTTTTGCGCCCAAGGCAGTCCATACTTTCCACTACCAAAACTATTGCTACTCTCAACTAAAGCGGCAGGTATAACTTCAACAAGGTCTTCAGCAGTTTCAATCAAAGTATCTCTACTAAGTTGAGTTCCAATATCTGTTTCATAATGGACAATACTATCAACCATTTCAGATAAGAAACTAGATACTGATGGGTCTGCAAATTGTAACCATTCTCCATCTGCTGTTTCTATGCTGTCTGTTACCCTAGTATTAAGATTGGCAGCTAATTGTCTACCTAATCTATTGTGTATTTTTCTTCGGTCATTTTCAGTTACCCTTGCACCCTTAGTAATACTGATACCAAATGGGTCTACTGTTGTAGATGAATCTGCTGGGGGTTGTAGTAACTCAACAGCCTTACTAAAGTCCTCTTCAGTAGTAGAATGCATAGCAAGAATAAGTCCTTCCATTTGTTCTTCTTCTGAGATAAAAGAATTACCAGTTAAACCGCTTCCAATAGCTGCAGCTAAGTCTTCATCATTATCTATTTTAATAGATACATATCGGTCTAACATCGGAATATAATCTTGATCAAGTTTTTGTGTCTTATTAAGTTGAGCTATACGTGCAAGCTGCATTTCTAATTGACCGCTTTTTTCTAATGCAATAGCTGTACGCTCAGAAAATCCAAGGAGTTGAGCGCCAGAAATTCTTGTCTTACGTTCAGTCCTCTTTGTTCTTTGGGCAGATAATCTTGTCAAAAGCTCTGGTAAAACAATTGATTTTGTTTTAGTAAGTTGTTCAGCTAAAAATAATTTAGCTGCCTTTTCATCTTCATCTTTCTGCTCAAAGAATGAATTAGCCCCAATCCAAAAACCTTTTGGTAATGCCATAGTTACTGTCCTCTTTCCATTAGACCTTTTTTAATTGGCCCTTCTTTTACTTCAGGGTTTTCCATAGGTTCTTCTAAAGTTTCTTCTTCTTCTTCCATGTTCATAGGGCTATCACCGCCCAAACTAAACATTGACAGATCATCATCTTCATCTTCTTCGTCTACATCTGGGTCACCTACTTTGTATTTAATACCTGTGGCATCCATAATATTAACAACAAAACTTACAATAGGTTCTTGAATTGCAAGGCTAACATCTATGCTATGATACCCATCAGCAACACCACCCCTAAGAAGACCTTCAACTAAAGTTGTAACATCAAAACCGCCTTCCTCTAAAAGACCTACCATACCCTCTAAAACTTTTGGGTCATTTAGGTAGTTAAGGTATCCCATTAAAGCTTGCTCAGGATTAGAAATCTCAGGAGGTCTTTCATAAGGAGCATTACCGGGTTCCTTTGTTAAAGATTGTCCCGGTATAGGCGCAGTGTTCATCATCATTTCTTCTGCCATTTATTTATTCCTTCTTTCGACTAATGAATTAGAGGAGTTCTCTGTGCTATTACTAGCATCTGGCAGTAGATAAAGTTCTGCTTCTGCAATACGCCTTAGTTCAAGTACAGTACCTGCACCACTATTTCTAATAGCTTCTGCTACTGCAGCCCTATTTCCGCTACGTACAGCGTCCTTAATACTTTTGGGTAAGTTACCTGCATTATATACAACTGACGTTAATGCGGCTTTAGAATTGTTACTAAGTGTATCCCAGCTTTTACCTGCTGCTCTTTTAGCACGTGGACCAAACTCTGTATTTAATCTACGTACTAAATCAGCTTCAGCTTCTCCTCTAGTTACTACAGAATTTTCTGTTACTTTAATTACTTTACCATCACGT